AACCTTACTAAATGGGGCTCACGCTCTTCAAAATAGGCCAGATAATCACGGGTAAGCGATGTGTGACGAATACGATCTAAACCCCTGCAAATCGTATCAGGTAAGCATGTCGGTGCTTTCTCGCCTTGCTCATCCAGCACTCGACAACTATCGAGAATGGGAGCCACTTTGTAATCAGGGTCAGTCCACGAGCCATAGCCCCAATTACCGTTTCTGGCAGGCTCAACACATGGCCCGGCACTATCGGTTGAGAGACGGATACCATATTTCTTGCAGAGATGCAGCAGGAAGCCAAGGAGTGCAGGGATAATCACACCGAAGACGTGGACACGCTTTACCCCTGCTTTGCCTAACACCTCGAACACACCAGGAAGAATCATGGCCGCAGCTGGCAGCATGTCATGGCGCATGAGCCCGGTAATACACCAACCACCTAGCCCGAAGATGTCATCTTCGGGCTTCATCACTTTGACAATCTCCTCGGCGCATCGCCTGTACTGCTCTGCTTCAACCCCCTGTGCTGAGAGAATAAGCCGAACATGATGCCCAAAGACTCCATCTATCCTGCGCCGCTGAGTTGCCAGGTATTGAGCGGCCTTAATCGTTTCTTGTACCGCATACTCAGCAGACTTGACGGACCAGCGTTGTTTGCTGCGTTCTCCATCCTGCCACGTCTCATCAATGAGTAAATCATAACTGACAAGACTCTCGACAATGTGAGCATACCGGAACTCGTAGGCATGGGCTATCTGTCTCTGCAGAGCATCATTGAAAGAGAGGCGTTCATTCTTCACAATCACAAAGTCTTTGAGTTCGATCCGCTCAGAGAAGGCGCAACTATCGACCATCACATGCTTGACTTTGGAATCATCAATCAGCACATGAGTCTTACGCAGGACTCGTTTCTTCTCGCCGGTCTTTTTATCTTCAATCTCGGAGCTGGTGAAGGGTGCAATACAGACATGTGTACCGGGCTCTACTGTATGATGGTTCCAGAAACGTTCGTTCAGACCACAGTAGAACTCGATGTCTGGTTGAGTTTCCGTGACTTTAGTTTCCGTGACATATTGAATGTTGCTTATCCGTTGGCGTTGTGAACGCTTCCGGCAGCGATTGGCGCAACGATCAGAACAATACTTCCCAGGTCGGCCTGTTGCTGGTTGCCTTGCATTTCCACTACAATCGGGATTAGCACACTGCGTATCTAGTAGTTGCATCCTTGTCCTCTAACGCTTTCAATCTTGCCTCTGTCTCTTCAATGCTCCACACCTTGAACTCTGCCCACACGGCCATCTCGTGTATCTCTTGAACTCTGCCCACACGGCCATCTCGTGTATCTTTGGAATGCTCCCCTGCCAGGCCACAACCAAATCAATCATCGCACCCTCGCGTAACTGCCGAGCAATGCCGACATGCCAACCATTGGGACCATACCAATCTTTGAGATTATCGCGTGTCCAGTGGGTAACTTCTTTGGGCTTCTTTGCTTTTGTTGGCTTTAGCTCGTCTTTGAGCCAGCCACGTCTGCGCGCTTCTGCTATCGAGATTGCCATCACGACGCCTCATACTGTTATCTGGATGCCTTCACGCCCGGCGGCATACTTTATACGCCGTTTCCACTTCACATAGTTGCTCTGTAGTTGTTGCCCTTCATCGCAGTAGCCAGGCTCGCCGTACATGTCAGTACAGACACATTGATCACAGTGTATCCAGTGGTTGTGCCACGGCGTTGCTAGCAGATTGACCATAGCAATAGCCTGTTCCAATGTGTAATCAGCCTTTGCGCCCATCATGCTACCTCACTTTCTGGACGGCTTGCGCACCCTGCATACGCCTTCGTCAATGCTTCCACCATCAGGCATGAAACCGCGTTTCCAATCATCTCCCAATTCAACTTTTGATTATCGGTCCACTGGTAGCCATCGGGAAATGTCTGTAACCTGGCTAACACTTCAGTGCTCGCTTTCAGCACTCGCTTATCTTGCAACACAATGCGCTTATCCCGGTTGTTGTGGCTGCAGGTGATCGTACCAATCGGCTTGTATCCCGATACAATATCAAGCTGCCTTGTACCAGTACCATGATCAAAGTCAAAATTGCCGTTGACCATGAGGGGGAGCATCGTATCGTATATAGGTTTCCAGCGCTCAATCTGCCACGGGATCAGTGTCGTCTCTTCCAAAGTTGGCAGCATACCCTGAATGGCTTCATACCAGCCAACGCGCCGGTGTGTATGATCAGGCCATGCAATCGGGCCTCTACGCGCCTGCAGAATGAGTCTCCTGCGGCTTTGTGGCACGGCATAATCGGCTGCATTCACTACTCGCTCAGAGACGGTGTAGTGATGTCTGAGTAAGCACATGAGGATAGCGTGATAAGCAGGATTATCTCGATAGCCTTCAACATTTTCCAGTATGAACAATTCGGGCTGTATTTTCTCGATATACGGGATCATCGCCTTGCCAATGGCAACATCTTCACGTTGGGCTAGCACCTTAGAACGAGCTTTAGAATCGGACTTACAAACTGGCGAACACCACAGGGCATCGATAGCGCCCGGCAAAGCAGCAATATCCACATCGCGTACATCAGATATCAACATCTTCTCAACAGGATGATTCGCCAGATAACAACGTGCAATGGCTGGCCGCAATTCTATGGCGGACAGCGTCTCATGACCTGCAGCGTCCAGACCACACCGAACGCCACCAGCCCCGGCAAAGACCTCTAGCCATTTCATTTGTTTGCCTCAATCTGCTTTTGCAACACAGCAATGACATCCTGTGCTTGCTGTGTGGACAGGTAAGCATAACTTGAACCGTCTGTATGGCTGAGGACCAGAACAATATCCTGGGTGTCCACTTCCTGCCTGAAAATCCTGATGGTCGTTTCGTTAAATTGTGTGTCGATCTCATCCATTTTCTTTGCCTCCCTGCTGGTTCACTTTTTGCATTCGCTCTCTCTCCTGCTTTGCCAATCGTGCAACAACATCTTGCATAGTTTCACCTGTGTGGGCCGCAATGATCTTTAAATCTTTGCGTGCCTCTGGCGTGACCCTGATGACAGGGTTTCTATTTGTCTCATTCATGGTATGCATTATACTACTTTGCATACCATATGTCAAGACTGTCGAGATTGCCATTATGACGCCTCACTTTCGAGATCCCACAATGTCACCTGCTGCTGCTGACCAAACACAGGCACGCATTTGCCAAATCGACTAAACACGTCCATAAACCTCTGCTCATTCGGCCCGAGATAACAAAACAGGTTATCATGCGTCGGCCCCTGCTCGCTCTTTCCGCTCCCGACAAACCGGATGCGGCCACGAACGAAGCAAATCGGATAGTTGAGCAATAACTTCTGTACGCAGGCTGTCCCGGTACACGCATTGATCAGGAGCACTGCCTGCTTAATATTGCCACTCTCATACTCCGCTATAAGCTTATCTGCCCAGAGCACCTGATTGCTTTTGCCTCCAATGCGCCCGTAAGGCGGGTTAACAAACACAGATGCCGCAATCCAGGGCAAGAGTAAACCATCATCGCTTTTCGTGTAGTAGCGGGTTGCCCTGACTACCTTATTCGCCTCTGCGCACGATGCCGGGTCAAGTTCAATGCCGTCCATAACACGGCGAGCGGCTTCGATGTAGATGGCAGGTGTGAACCATTCGTTGCTGCCTGACAAAGTGCGAGCAATGTGTGAATCGCCCTCGATGAGTGATTGTGTCATGATGCTACTCTCCGCTCCCATCGCTCGATTCTCTCTTCCAATGCTACCCGTTGCTCACCAGTTAACTTGTCCAGGTCACTCAACCATTTCTCTTTGCCAGGTCCGCACTTCTTCCACTTGTCAGATGACAACGCAACGTAAAGACATACGTAGTTCATGTTCTCTAACCATTTCGGTATATCTTTATTCCACACGGTTATTTCTCCTTTAACGAACAACCTTTGTGCTACGATAATCCTTACCAGAAACTTTCACCGGGATGCATCCATCCATCAAACGCGAATAGGCATGATCGCCAATGTAGGAGGCCAATCCCTCCATATTGTTCGTGCTGATGCCGATGGGACGCCGGGCCGTAATACGATCATCAATAATCTGGAAGAAAACTTCTTGCTTAAAAGGTCTTGCGCTGGCTTTATCAAGGTCATCAATAATCAGGAGAGGTGTTGAAATGGCCTGCATCACCAAATTCCACTCATCGTGGTCATGGTTCATTTTGTCGTAAAAAGCCATGAAGAACTTAGGGGCCGTTACAAACAAAGACGATACTGGAACGGGTCGCATACGCAATGCGTTGCCAATAGAAGTCAGCAAGTGTGTCTTTCCTAGTCCGCTACCCCCATAAAGTAGCAGTACACCTTGAGGATTCTCCGCAAACGCCCTAGCTTTCTCTAAAGCATTGCGCCACGTTTTGCGGGCTGCCACCAAATCCTCTACTTCTTTCTTGCGAGCCTCTTTTCTGGCTATATCCGTTTCTTTGTTATAGATGACCATAAGACGCTGATAATATTCTTTACGCTCCGGGTCATACTGCTCAAACCGGCGCGCCGCTAACTCTTGGCACACATGAGGCTCAATCCATTCTTTTCCAAGCCAGCCGCCATATGTCCTCTCAGCCATCGCTTGCAGCTTCTCTTGCCGCTCGGCTTTCTCCGCTGCCTCTCTCTTTGCTTTGCGCTGACAGGCACAGGTCCGCTCAATATAGCGGCCATTCGGAAGCAATAATGGCTCAACAGGACCGCAGACAGGACAAATCCAGGTATCCGGTTTTCTTTCCATCGGCGGCAGCAAACGTTGTCCAACTTTTACTAAATCTCCCATTATTCCCCCTCCTCTGTTTCTACAGGTGCACTCACGGTAAGCGTATCAAAGCGAGTGTAACTCTTATTGAAGTAGAGTGAAACCTGCCCTACAGGTCCGTTACGGTGTTTTGCCACAATGACATCAGCAATGTTTGGACGCTCTGACTCAGGATTGTACACGTCGTCCCGATATAAGAACATCACTATGTCGCTATCTTGCTCAATACTACCACTTTCTCTTAAATCAGACAATTGCGGTATCTTGCATTGCCTTGACTCTACTGCACGTGATAACTGTGAAAGGGCCATGACAGGCATATCTAGCTCACGTGCTACACCCTTCAACTTCCGGCTGATCTCGGAAACTTCCTGTACTCTATTCTCCTGTTTGCCATTTTTGCCGGGAAGAGACATGAGTTGCAGGTAGTCAATAACTACCAAACCGATAGTGACACCACTGGCACGCAGTCGACGAATCTTGCTACGTACTTGATCAGGAGTAATATCTGATGAGTCATCAATATAAATGTCCATCTTGTTGATACGGTCTATGGCCCCAACAATCTGCTCCCAATCTTCGTCATCGATCCATCCAGTCCGCAGGCGTTGTTGATCAATACCGGCCTCCATCGCTACAAGTCGCTGGAATAATTGTTCTCGACTCATCTCCAGGCTAAAGATTGCGACGCCGTGACCATACTTTGCTGCCGCATTCCTGGCAAGGCTCAGTGAAAATGCCGTCTTGCCAATGGCAGGCCGGGCAGCCAGGATGATTAAATCAGATTTTTGGAGTCCGCCGGTAAGGCGGTCTAAATCAATGAAACCTGTGCCTACACCAATAACCTGATTGTTACTCCGCATCTCACATAATCGGGTCAGCGTATCGATGAAACCTTGTGAGATATCACTCACCGCTACAGGTTCGGAGCGTTGCTCACTTACATGTAACTGATAGGCTAATTGTTCCAGTGACTCAATAGCCTGCTCCGCCTTCCCATCAAAGGCCAGTTCAGTTGGCTTCGTCACCCCAAAGGCAATAGCCCGGCAAATGGAAAGTTCTCTCAACGTCTGCGCATGCTCTGTGGGGTCAAAAACGCCTTGATCTGGTAATTCCAGTGGATAGAACGGATCATCTCCTAACACTTCAAGGCGTCCAGCTCGGTCCATCTCTTGTTGCACTTCCACATTCCCGATTGGTTTATGGTGCACATGGAGATCAAGAATAACCTCAAAAATGGCCCGGTGTCTGTCCTGGTAGAAATCTTCAGGCTTTAAGAAATCAATCTTCTCTAGTGATTGTGGATGGAGAAGAATACTGCCCAGGACGCGAATTTCAGCTATTGGGTCGTTGGGTATCTGCTTCTCTACCAGACGTTTGCTTTCTTGCCGTATGACCATGTTATTCCCCCATTGCGGCTATACTTGCTAACGCAGCATCTTCTATCTCATCAACAATGTACTGGCTACCTTCGGTTGACGCTATCGGTCTTTCCGCTTGCACAGTAGTATTTGTGCTCACCACTCTCAAATGCGACTTCTTTTTCACATATCGCTGGATATTATTGGCAACATCCATGATGTCAACGCTGCCACGCTTTTTGTAGTAGTCGTCTGCGTCCATGCGTTTCTTCCCAAGCCTTACCTCATCCTCAGTGTAGTAAGATGCCAATGGCTTTGCACATTTGCTGGCCTGCATCAATTTGAAATCGGTCAACAGGGGAGCACCGCGCCAGAAGTCAAAGAGCAACAAGCATTTTCTCGTTCCCCACTTCATCTCTACCGGCGGTTCCTGTGGAGGCGTTGCTTCTGGCTCATCTTCTTCGATGAGAGGTGCCTGCGTCACTTTCTCCTTACCCTTCCCTTTTCCACGACCACCTGCAGACTTACCCGGTTTTTTTGTAGTCTCGGTGGTTACGGTAGCAATAAAACTAGCATGATGTTGTTGCTGCTTATTCGCTTTTCGATGCGATTCGTCAACGTCTTGGTGGCTCTATAACCACTCAGCCAGAACAGACACCCCCTGGCACTCCCTTGACGCCAGCCGGGGAAAACCATCTTGACGCCAC